GAGATGGGTTATTGTTCGTTCTTATGACGAATTTGTTGAGAAGATTAATGAAATCGGTTTGGAGAACATCGACATGATTTCTTTGGACCATGACTTGGGGGATACCGCAATGGCTGAATGGCACAGAAATGTTTATAAAAACTACGAATTAAACTACGATAACATCACTGAAAAAACTGGTATGGATTGTGCAAAGTGGTTAGTTGAACAATGGATGGATGGGAAACCTGTTGTTGATGTGGTTGTTCACTCTGCAAATGCGATTGGTAGTGGAAATATGATGGGTTATATCAACAATTACCGTCATATTGCTCGATTACCTCAAAATTGTATCAGGGTTCAAATCGAACACACCGTGTAAAAATTGGGAATTAGGTATTTAATGTATTAATATAATATTATCATGACCGACCCCAACATTCAAATCCAAAAACCTGAGGTAGAAGAAATCTTTGATGTGACTGATTCTACTCCAATCGAAGATGCGTGGGATAACATCCATGGAGACATGGTGTTCTTCTAACACTTTAGGTCCCTTAGCTCAGTAGGTTAGAGCAACTGACTCATAATCAGTAGGTCCACGGTTCGAGCCCGTGAGGGACCACAAACTTAATAAAAATAAATCATGCCAGAATTTAGTACATACATCGACATCGAACCGTCAGAATATGTTGACGAGTGTTCACAAAGTGATATTAAAGAACTGATTGAAGAATTGGTTTTTCACGGTTACATTAACAAAAGTGATAGTTTAATTGACAAAGAAAAAATTAGTTTAATGGAACAAGAATTCCATGAAAAACTTGACAATCTTAAATCAAAGTACTACAACTTATCACCTGAAGATGAAGAAACTTTAAAAAATATTTTCTTAAGATACGTTTAGTCCTTAATAATTGGATGTAGTTTTCCAGTTTAAAGGGTATTTATAGTCATGATGGATTTAAATGAGCATATTAGAAGAATGAAGGAATTATTTCTTGCAGAACATGGAATAGTAAAACCTTTAATATCAGAACAAGACCCTAAGAGTAGTTCAGGTCAAGTTACACAATCAGGAGTAGGTAAAGACAATCCAGACGTTTTATTTGATAGCCAATTTAATGAAGATTTTCCTATTACGGCTAAGCAAGAAAAACAAATGCTCGCTAAAAACCCTAATCTTGATAATCAAGTAATGGAACTGAGACAAAGTCCTGCGTATAAACCTTTAATCGATAAAATAAAAGGTGATACAGATATGATGAAAATTTTCTTCTTCTATTTAAATCAATCAAGTCGTCTACAATTTTTAAAACAAACTTTAGAATTTTTACGTTCATTCACTAAAAAAAGACAATTAGAAAAACAGATTAAGAAAAATAAAGACTATACTGGTGAAGAAAATCTTTATGGTTGGGAGGCAAAATTAGTTGAGGGTGACGTTGTCAAAACTAAAACGGAAGCATCCCCTGTTGAAGGAGGTGCAATAGAAATTGAGTTCCCATTAGAAGTTGCAGGTAAAACAGTATATAAAGAAAACTCAACCGTACCTGACGTAACGTTAGTACAAGCAATTGACACTTGGATTGCGGACGCTAAAGCACAAATAGATGATTTTAAAGTGACTAACCCCGATGCTGTTGTTGAGTTAGTTTCCATTGATATTGCATCGAGTAGTTCCAGATTGAGAAACACTGGGGAATATGAAGGTAAAACTTGGGCTCAATTATCAAAAGATAGGGCGGAAGTGGTTTACCAATTAATGACCCAAAAATTAGCATCGATTGGAGTTACATTAAGTCCAAGTCTTCAAAAAGTATTAAGAGGTGGATACAATGGAGACGGTTCAAGTGGTCCTGACCCATCAAACAGATTCACATTTTATGATGGAAAAACAACAAATGGTATGAGTTATTCAAAAACAGGTGCCGAAAAACTATCAGGGCCTGATAGTCAACGACAAGTGTTTAATTATGGTTCATTATTAACAAAACAAATCGACTCCGACCAATACAAATTTTGTCTTGTTGTTGCAAAAATTAAAATAAGCGCAAAACAAGGAGGTATTGAACCTGTACAACCTATTATAACAAAATCTCAGGGGTATTCATTAGAATTAAATCCATTGTATAAACAAAAAGAATGGAATGGTAAACTAAAATCTCCAAAAGGTGCTTATAAACCTAAGGGCGGAGGGTCAAAGTCCGACAAGATTCACAAAACGTCAACTGTTCGTGGAAAATTAGTTCAGTGTGCCGCTTACGGTTAATATTATTTTACTGAAAAAACAATTACAGTGTAGTAACGGTTTGGGTCTTTTTTTGATTGAATCAAAGAAATACCACAACGAACATATTTCGCGTCTTTCATAATTGAAGAGTGAGCACTACTAGCAATTAAGTTATCAACTGGTGATACAGACACAGTTTTATTTTTGATTGATAACATATCAATTGAACATTCCGCAACCACTTCACCCAATACATCTCTTTCATTAAATTTTAATCCACGAAGATATGGGTCAGATAAAGACTCATCCTGTTGGTCGTGAGTTGCAATTAAGTTGTCTGCGCAGTATTGAGATTGTAGTTTTGCCACTTTAGATAAGTTTTCAGTTAACTCAAGAGGTTTAACACCGTTCTCAACACGATACTCATTTAACAAAATTAAAACGGAATCAACATAGTTATCACCATTGAAGTTTGATTTCAATACGTCGTTCATTTGTTTTCTTTTGTTGAATTCACGTAATTCACTTGCAGATGTGATTTTATATTGACCAAGTAAGTTAGTCGCCAAGAATAAAGTAAGAATAAAGATTGAATTTTTCATTTTGTTGTCTTGTTTAAACAAATATACTAATTTTTATTTAAAAAAATGTTTTTATGATTGATTTTTTGACTTTTGATACTATTTATACTATTATTACAACAATGAAAAATTTGAATACACTTACGGCAACTTTAGCACCGACAAATGGCGGGGATAGAGATATGTGCTCAAGTGTTCAGATTTAATCAAAGGTAATAAAGCCAAAAATGATAAACCCTGAACACAAAAAGTTCAGGGTTTTTTGTTTTATTAGGTTTTTTTATTATCTTTGTGGTGTTCTTTGACATATGGGAAAATATAATCGGGGTGTAGCGTAGCCAGGTATCGCGCTTGGTTTGGGACCAAGAGGTCGTAGGTTCGAATCCTGCCACCCCGACGATTACGTCTTCTTAGCTCAGCGGTAGAGCAATTGGCTGTTAACCAATAGGTCCAAGGTTCGAATCCTTGAGGGGACGCAAATGCGAGAGTAGCTCAGTTGGTAGAGCACAACCTTGCCAAGGTTGGGGTCGCGAGTTCGAATCTCGTTTCTCGCTCCATAAGGGAATCCCGCTTTAAGGTGAAGGACACGCGGGCGGATGACGTTTAGAGTTGGTCATAAAACAACTCGAAACCTTAAGTCTAATGTAGGAGGTCCCTACCTACAAATTGCGGGAGTAGCTCAGTTGGTAGAGCTATAGCCTTCCAAGCTATAGGTCGCGAGTTCGAATCTCGTCTCCCGCTCAATGAGTAAGAGATACTCAGTAGTTTTGGTACCGTTACTGATAAATGGTATAGCTGACGCCTCAAACAGCTTTACAGATGAGGTCGTCGGAAGAAAGGCAAGAACACCATCTTGACCTCCGAGTATATGGTTGACTTTTATGCGGTAAGACGCGATGGGTTTTGAATCAGGAAAACTATGAATATCTACTTACCATAATCTCAGGTGGGGAATGTGAGAGTAATCGGTCGAGCTACATTTAGCCGTTAATCACAATATTGGTTTGGAAACAGAGGTAGCCGTGACTTTTCCAACCGAGCCAACCAAGCTTACTATGATACGGGTTAATACCTGTGGATTAGGGGTGACGGTCAGGAAAGACTGACAATTTCGGTCTCATGGTTGAATGGCTACAATTCCACCCTGTCACGGTGCGAGGTACGGGTTCGAATCCCGTTGGGACCGCCAAAATTGCCTCCTTAGCTCAGCTGGCCAGAGCGCCTCACTTGTAATGAGGATGTCGTGGGTTCGAATCCCTCAGGAGGCTCAAATTATTTTAATAAAGAACAACACGATTCCCAAAATAATTCGTTATATTTGTATAAACTTAAAAATATTAATAAAATGGAAGAAAACGACTTCAAATTTGAACGAAGATTACGTATTGGTTTTGGTCTTATTATTGTTGGATTTATTATTTGGGCAATGTCATCATGTGCGTCAGGACAACACATTGATTGTGACGCATATAGTCAACAACCAACACAACAAAACAACAGTACTATTTAAAAGGGGTTACATGTACCAAGGCTTGGCGAGAAACACTTGCAATGTTTCTGAGGTGGGTTCGATTCCCACTAGCTCCACAAAATAAAATTATGGCACATCCAAACTTACATGCAAAAAGTTCCGCAAAGAAATTCGGTGGAAAACCTGAAGACTATATTCATTTACACGAATGGATGGACGAAACCAAAGGTTGGATTGGAGATTCATTACACAGAATGTTCCGACACCATAGTGAGGGAATTTTTGAAATGGAAAAACGATTTGGTGCTGAATTCAAAAATAGCGATGGAAAAATTGTTTACACTCGTTATGTTGGAGAACAACATGTAAGAGAAGATTGTAATAATTATCTTCCATCTGCAAAAGAATGGATTGTCAATATCTCAGAAAATAAACGACCTCAGTGGATGATGAGGACCATGAACATAGAAGACTGATATTTATTAACATGAAACAAATTTTAACACCAGAAGAAAAACAATACCTTAGAAGAACATCAAATTATCTTCAATCAATGGGTATGAGAGAAGGATATATCGAAATTGAACTTGAGCAAGAAGCGGGTTCAATTGATTATGATAGTATTGACTGGCAGTATGTGAGGAATTTTTCAAATAACTATTCTGCGGATATTCCAGGAGGATTATTCCCAATATTAAGAAAAATTGTTAAGTATGTAGATTCTTTAGATAATTTAAATAATGACATTGAAGATTTAAGTTTTCAGAGAATTGAAATTAGAATTGACTGTGAGGATAAAGAAATTTCTGTAAATCATGAATACTTTTATTATGGGAGAAGTGGTGAAAATTCGATTGACTATGACTCTGAGCAAGATAAAGAAAAATTTAATAAATGGATGGACGAAGACTTGAAAGATGTTGAAGTTCCATCTGGTGGTATTCTAAGATTAGATTATAATGGTGGGGGAGATTCAGGATATATTAATAACGAATTTCAACCAACGGGAGATGAAGTACCCGCAGGAATTGAAGATTGGTGTTACCAACAACTTGAAAATCATTTTGGTGGTTGGGAAATTAATGAAGGTTCTGATGGGTCATTCTTATTTGATTTCAATAATTCAGTTGTTACTTTGAATCACACATACAATACCGAAGAAAGTGAACGAGACACTTTATATGAAGAAAGTTTCGACAAGTAAGTTGTATCTTTAAGTAAAATCAATTATATTTGTACCATAGTAAAATAAATGCTCGGGTGGTGGAATAGGTAGACACGCCAGACTTAAAATCTTGTGGGCCTTGCGCCCGTGCGGGTTCGATTCCCGCTCCGAGTACCAAAATATGTCTTCGTAGCTCAGCTGGATAGAGCAACTGCCTTCTAAGCAGTAGGTCACAGGTTCGAATCCTGTCGGGGATACAATATATCATATCTTCAGGTACCCGTACCGCCAACGTAGGGTTAAATAAGATACAATTTCGTGTTACATTTATGTATGAGCGGGAAGTAGAATGCCTGTCTGATGTGATATATATGCCTTGGTGGTGGAATGGTAGACACGCTAGTCTTAGGAACTAGTGTCTTATGACGTGAGGGTTCGAGTCCCTCCCTCGGTACTATGAAATTGAATATTTACGCGGTTGTTATTCTTGCGATAAATGTTGTATTTTCTTTGTTTGTTATGGACAAGTCAAATACGTATCAATCTAGTCTGAAAGATACGACAATTCAATCAGATACGTTTTTTAATCATAAGTGATATTTATAATAAAACAAAAACTATGGCAACACTTAATTTTACTACAGCATATTCTACAACACTTGAGGGTGTATTAGAATTAACACCATCAACTACAGTATACGCAGAAGACTTAGGTTTATGTCAACCATGTGTAGATATTGTTGGTAGTTGTTGGGCTTGTTTACAGGAAACACAACAAGTATTTTCTGATTCGGCTTTAACTACACCAGTTATTGATGGATATTATAAAGTTTCTTACAGTGAGGAAAATCCAAATGCGGTTTGGAAAATCGTAGGTGGATACCCACAAGGTGAAGAATTTTTTAATTAAAATTTGACAAATATTAAATTTTTCCTATATTAGATATAATTATAATACAATGAGAACAACAATGGTCCATATATCGTCGTTTAAGCAACAAGAGATTTGTAGCTGGTATCGCTATGTGGAAAATTGTAGTTCGGAAAATATGGTAAAATAACGAGTTAGAAATAACTAAAAGGTTAAACCCCGAACTTAAAAAAAGTTTGGGGTTTTTTTTTACCCGATAGTGCAGGAATAGAAAAAAGTTTTTATCTTTGTACCATCAAACAGAATGAGAGTGTTCTTTGACATGTTGGAAACCAAAATAGTCCTTTAGCTCAGTGGTAGAGCTCTTGCCTTACATGCAAGTGGTCGTAGGTTCGAATCCTACAGGGACTACATAAATGGTCGGTTCATCTAGGGGTCAGGATTCAAGGTTTTCATCCTTGCCACACGGGTTCGAATCCCGTACCGACTACAAAAAAGATTTGGTAGATTGAAATAATCTACTTATCTTTGTAAAACATTGATAGTGGTTTTCCCCACCCAACGGATGTCGACAATCCAGGATGGAATCGGAATTCATCACCCTTTCTGCCGAGGCCTCGTAAAACTACGATTAAGCAGTTAAGATTGGAGCGAGATGGGTACTCCTTCACTATCTCTAATTTGTGTTGTTCCCTTGAGAAAGGAATGGTAACATGACCCAGTAATAAAACACTCAATGAATGGGTATCAGACGTGAGGCAACACAGAGGATTTCTCAACCTCAAATTTGGTGTGATAGCTCAGTAGGTAGAGCAGTAGACTGAAAATCTACGTGCCGCAAGTTCGATTCTTGCTCTCACCACGGAGTCCTGAAATAACAGGAAACCCCCACTCCCATATGGCAGTCAGTCCGTTAACCTGATGAAGTGGGGTAAATAGTCAAGTGGACGTAATGCGGGATGGTACCCAAGTCCGAAAAACACCACGGTCCATAACCATTTGGACGCGAGAAGTTATAAGGTTGTCTACTCCGTCTTGTACGGTATTCGGTTCGAGTCCGACCTTGACTACAAAAAATAAAATGGACTATGCAGGTGCGTATCCTGAAAAGACGGGGAGAACGATGTACACAACCAACCGTAATCCAATAACATAGATAGTTTTGTTTTTATAGTCAGGGGGCGTGTTGGATAACGCACCAAGTCCGAGACACCGATGGTGGAGTAGGCATCCAAATGGGGGATAACAGGTTCGAATCCTGTCCTGACTACAAAAGAAGCCCTCTGCCAAGCGCTTGGTAAGGAACGAAGATAGAGATTACAGATATAGGTTGAAATAAAAAATACCTTCGGGTACATCTATATTGGCGTGGACGCTCTCCGAATCGTGGGTCGGCATTGTTTGTGTGTTCAAGGGATATTTTAAAAACACACATTTATAGTCAGGTGGCGGAATTGGTTAGACGCTACATAGATAGTCAACTACAACTGTAATAAACCCGCTGGCCACGGTTAATAAGAACAGCTCTGTCGTAGAGGTTGACATACAGGTTCGAATCCTGTCCTGACTACACGTTTCGGTTCATTACCGAATAGTATGTCCAATACGATGAGAAGCAAGGTGATTCCTTGTATGGAACTTCTGATAGGGAAACGCTCTATCTGGTTTGACTAACCGCGGGGAATATCAAAGAGATGTAAAGAACAACGTACTCTCATAGTCATTTTTTTAGTCAGGTTGGATACAAGGTCGGTTCGAGTCCGATGGCAGGTCATGGATGTCGGGTAGCTCCCTGTAGAGAGGTTCAATTCCTCTCCTGACTACAATTGGTAGTAAAAGGCGTAGGTTGATAAGCGTGGAGAGACGTGACGCAAGGGTACACACTAAGGATAAGTAGTAATACTCAACTCTCTAATGGTGTGTGAAGTCGTGAGACGGGATTCCTGATAAAGTCAATCACTACCTTTTAAATGGTGACTATAGCTCAGTTGGTAGAGCAAAGGTTTGTGGTACCTTGTGCCATGGGTTCGATTCCCATTAGTTACCCAAATACGGAGAGATGGCAGAGTGGTTGATTGCGTCAGTCTTGAAAACTGAATTACGGGAAACTGTAACGGGGGTTCGAACCCCTCTCTCTCCGCACATTGTCACGTAACTCAGCGGTAGAGTTCTTCTCTGATACGGAAGCGGTCGTAGGTTCAAATCCTACCGTGACAACTTAATGTCTTCGTAGCTCAGCTGGTTTAGAGCACTTCACTTTTAATGAAGGGGTCACAGGTTCGAACCCTGTCGGGGACACATGAAAATTTATAGGTTTTATAAAGATGAGTATGGTTGGTTTGTTGACTTACCAGAGTGGGAGGGAAACCGATTTGATTTACAAATGGTGTCAGGTGCCGATATCTTTTGTGACATTTTATCGCAAGGAGAAGGTGAAGTTTTTGTAACACTATCTAAAGAACCTTTTGAATATTGTGGAGTTCTTGAATTTTTACATTTGGGAAGACTCGAAGGTTTTGAATTAGGTGAAGGTGCATGGTATTCATTAAAAGAACACATGGGATTATCGTTTGATTTGAAAATGTGGTTGTGCGATGTAACAAAATTTGTTTTTGGTGAATTTCCAAAACAAATTTATTTTAAATAAGGTCGGTTGGCCGAGTGGTTTAGGCGGTAGTCTGCAAAACTATCTACACAGGTTCGATTCCTGTACCGACCTCTACACACGTCTGTAGCTCAGTTGGTAGAGCACTGGTCTCCAAAACCAGGTGTCGGTGGTTCGAGCCCATCCAGTCGTGCAAAGGTTGATTGGGGAAGTACATAACGTTAACGTGTCAGTAGTTCGTAGTTGTGGGGGAGTTTTAACTGTCAGAGTAACGCCAATCGTAAAAACAGATGTCCACCGAACCATCTTCTGTTTTCCTTATTTGGGAGTGTCGCATAGCGGCAATTGCTGCGGACTGTAAATCCGCTCTCATTAGAGTTCATAGGTTCGAGTCCTATCACTCCCACAAAAAAAAAAGGAGGATTACTCCTCCTTTTTTGGTTTGTTAAATCACTTATTTCTTTGATGTGATTGACCATACACCCGCAAAAATGGTTAACGCTGCTCCAATAAGTTCTTGAACAACTGCATCAGTTGCAAGACCTTTCATGACAACAATACCACCAATAAACGTAAGTGCGTGTCTAACAAGCCCTTGGATTTTTTCTTTACTCATTATAATATTGATTAAAGGTTTATGCCAACTATAAATATAAAATAAAAATAAAATTGTCCTGTGGTGTAATTGGCAACACGTCTGGTTTTGGTCCAGAAGAGTATAGGTTCGAGACCTGTCGGGACAACAATTGGTTTTGTGGTGTAACGGAGAGCACATGAAGCTACGGACTTCAGAGCGAGGGTTCGAATCCTTCCAAAACCACCATGGCGATGTAGTTCAGTGGTAGAACACTTGATTCATATCCAAGAAGTCGGAGGTTCAATTCCTCCCATCGCCACTATATTGGAATGTAGCTCAGTTGGTAAGAGCAGTTGTCTTATACACAACAGGTCGTGGGTTCAATTCCCTCCATTCCGACCATTAAAATCAAAATGTCTGTGATAGTGAGTATTAAACATTGGAAAAATTAAATCTTCTTTAGATACCTCAACAACACCAATACCTAAAAAAGAACCTGTCACTGAATCATATTGGTCCGTAAATTCATGAATATTTTTATGATTACGTTTAATTTCTTCCCACGCAATTTTATTACCTTTTGTTGCGGAATTAACTATGTCATGGAATACAATATATTTGGCCCCCATCATTAATGTAGTATAATAGTCTTTTTTTACGCAGGTATAAGAGTGACAACCATCAATAAAAACTAAATCAAATTGGACATTTGGGTATGGCGATTCATCACCAAGCGTAGTAAATAAAAAAGAACTACCTGAATCTATTTGATGGTAAAAGAATTTTCTATCGTCAAATTTATTTTGGTATATGTCCAATATTTCAGATGGTGGGATTAAATCTAATGCGTGAGAATTTAAATAAGGATTATATTTTTTAAGTAATTCATTTATGATAATAAATGTACCACCCCACCTACAACCTATTTCAAGATATGAGTCAATTTCCTTATCTTTTAAAAAGGTTAAGAACTTACTGAATTGGTTTGGGTATTGCCAAAACTTAATACCCCAACCATAGTAAGATTCAAATTCTTTTGGCATTTCCTCAAGATATTCATTATTCATACCAAATGTTGGTAATATACGTTCTATATCCTGTTGAGATGCTGATTTAAAATCAAAATCTTTAACAGCTTGGATTGATTCTATAATTGACTTCATACGTTAATTATAGTATTTTTCAAATAAAGTTAAACACTTCGGAAGGTTACCCAAGTTGGTGAAGGGGTCAGTTTGCTAAACTGATAGGTCGAGTAATCGGCGCGAGGGTTCGAGCCCCTCACCTTCCGCAAAAAAAAAATAATTATTCAAATAATTGACGAATCACGGTTTCTAACTTATATTTATAATTCATTGAACATGAAAAACATTATGAAAAACACAATTCTTACATTATTCACAATCGTAGCTTTAGCCTCTTGTGGAAACGAAACAACCAAAACTAACTCAGATTCAACCGTAGTTGTAGATTCAACTATGTGTGACTCATTAACATCAGATTCAACTAAGTGTTGCAAAGACACTGCAAGTGTTGAAGAGATGTCAGAAAAAAAGTAATTGGTTTTTGACTACAAACAAAAAACCCACTTTTCAGTGGGTTTTTTTATTTTATTAATCCTTTAATTCTTTCAATATTTTCTTCCAATTTTTTATTTGGTTTTCTATCAAAAGATTTTTTTAAATTTTTATATGTACTTAGAAAAAATCCATCATCAGGTGATGAAGTGTCGTCATCTTTTGGTTCTTTTGGTTTTTCATCGGAAGGGTTTTTTAAACTTCTATATAGACTAGTGAATATACCAACATCTTCACCTTTATCTTTTTCAGGATTAGATGATGGTTCATTGTCAAAAACAATTGAAGTCTTGTTTTTATTATGTTTGTAAAGTGTTACCAAAACATTTGAATTTGTTGTCCCTAAAACAGTACCGACTCCAACCTTATCCTTTATTTTCTTTGATGGAGATGTAATACCACAATATTCTAAAAATCCATCTTCAAATTCTATAATGATTTGGTTAATACAAGATGTGTTAGTTATTACATCAACGATTTTTCCTGAAACAGGACTTTTAATTTTTGTGTTTGAATTTCTTGGAATTAATACTTTACCACCTTTAATTTTTGCTCCAACACCAAACGTACCTGGTTTAAATGATTCTTTAATCCCCATCGAATTTAATACTGAAAGACCTATTTTACTTGCGAAATTTGAGCTAGGTGTTTCTGTGGATTGAATACCGCTCTCGGTTGATGTGGCATCTGTTGATGTTGCATCTGCTGTGTCGGTTGTAGATTGTGTTGTGGTGGGTTGACCTGAACTAACCCCACTATTATTTGAAATATGTAGGTGATTAAAGTGATTACCTCCAGTATTAGTTTGCCATAAAACTGCTTTAGGGTTTCCTGACCCCTCGGCATTTAAATTATAACCCATTGAAACTAACGCATCTTTCAATTTATTTCCAAGGGCTCTAAAATCCGCATTACCATTAGTTGAGTTACTTGCCCCTCCAGCACCAATCCCATTTAAGATTGCAACATCAACACCAGTACCATTCATGTGTCTACTAACATTATTAGAGCCTTTAACGGTTCTATTATGACCTGTTTTCGCGGTTGTTATGGTTGCAACAATCCCAACAGATTTTGCTGCTGTTTGTATGTCGTCTAATAAGGCTTTATTAACCGAATCGTTTTGAGTACCATCAGTATCATATTTCACATTACTATAACCTGTACTATTAAGTTTTACAAATGTTGCCGCCTCTTTAATAAAAGTTTTATGACTTAATATAGTATCATAACTTGATAGTATATCTTCAATTAATTTTTTTTGATAACTCATAACTATAAATACATATTCAAATAAAAAAACCGACTATTGGTCGGTTCTTTTAGTGTATACCAATCTTTTAATTTCTGGTTTAACAGGTTCGTCAGATTGGATGGTTTCAATTTTATTTGTTTTCTTTTTAAATAGAGATTTAAAAAAAATAATAATCTTATTCAATAGTGTCTTAAATGTTTTCATGTTCTTTCAATGGAATTATCATCCACATAAATAAGTATGTGATAATAATTGGAAATGGCGTAAAAGTTAATGCAACAAAAATAATTCTTATGATTGATTCATCAATATTAAAATATTCGGACAACCCTTTACACACACCACCTATCGTACCATTTGTAGGTCTATATAATTTTTTCATTTTCCTAATTTGTCTTTTTCTGATATTGTTAATTTATTATTACCAATATAACTCTTAATTACTTCCGATACTTTGGTATTATCGGACCAAACAATACTATGTTCACTTTGCGGGTTATACTCACCTTCAACCATGTAAACTACAATTGTATTTGGTTCTAAAGTTAAGAATCCGTGAGCCTTTGTATTTGGTATAAATACCGCTCCTGTATCTCTTACTTCACAAAAATCAACTTCACCTGTTTCCAAATCGACCATAAAATCAACAATGGAACCTTTAACTACTTTAACATATTTTTTCTGTGGCGGGTTTGTTTGATAATGTAACCCTCTAAATGTGTAAATGTTATCATTCACACTAATAGAACATTGGTCCCATTTTTCATTAAGAACGTTTAACGGCATTGGGGTATAAGAACCCCTACTATCATTATATGTTAAATGACTTACTTCTATCATGTTAAAAATTTAAGTACTTTATCTTTTATTCCTGATTGTTTAATTCCTTCATTACCATTTGGAGTTAAGACAAAATTGTCCAATCCCCAATTTTTCCAGTCCTCACCATTCTTACCCATATCCAAATCATCAATAGATACCCAATGAGTAACTTCAGGATGGTCATGTAAAAATTGTGTTATTTCAATAACACGAGTCATTTCCAAGTCCCAACGAGGAGACCAAATCCAAACTTGGTCGTTATACCAAGTACACTGACCTAAATTGGTGGTAACCGCAATTGGTTTTTTGATTATACCTTGTTGTTCATAGTATTCACCAAGTTCTTCAAGTGTTGCATGTAATTTCCAATCTGAAGATACAACGATTTCTGCACCCGTTTCTTCCAAAATTTTATTAAGTGTTTTAACAGCTTTTTGGTTGAAGTTATCAAATCGGTATTCTAATGGAATTACATTATTACTCATGGATAATTTACGACCACCCCATTCCTTTTGTTTCTTATGACGACCTCCCCACTCTGAAGATAAACAGATTACTCCATCATGGTCCAAAAATATAACTTTCATAATGCAAATATAGTATATTTATATAAAAACACAAAGCGTAATAAGCATAAAAGTTTAATTTATATCTATGGACGATGATAGTGAAAAACAGAACTTGGAGAAGAACGTTTCAGGACAATCTCTCCCAAATCTTTTTAATGTTAGGATTATTCTTCAATCCTTTTGGATTCGATGCCGTTCAATATGCTCTAATGTTGTGGACAGGGAGTTTATGGAAAGCCAACTTTATCTTGTATTGTGTTGCGGCAGTATTCTTTGGTTTTTACTTATATTTGAGGAAATTATCTAAAAAACCTTAAAGGGCTTCAAGTTGTCCTTCTTTAAACCTATCAAAGTTTGGACCTTTTTTCAAATAGAATTGACTACCTTTTTTATTGTAATCTAATATCCCCGCTAATTTTGCTGAATTAAAAAATCCACTATGTTGACCTCTCCATTTGGATGAGAAATGCCAATCATCCTGACCTGTTCTTGAATAATATGGTCTTCCGTTAACGTCTTTCTTTTTTAGAAGACCAGCATCAGTTAAGAAATCCAATTTGGTCCCTTCTTTTCCTGATTCTAAATAATCCACAAGTTGTTTAACTAAACCTGAATTTTGTCTCTTGAATGTGTATCCATAACTTGACCTATTAGGTGACCACACGGTTTTTCCACCATGTATTTTAGACATAAATTCGGGACTGTTTCTTAAAGAATATACCACCCATTTTTTAATCTCTTCACAAAACTTGTTAAATACTTTTTCAGGAAAATTACGACGGTCTGTAAACCAATCATAATTAAACAATATTTGTCTATATCCGTCAGGTAAATCAATTCCAGAATCCTCAGGCCATGCCCCTTTTGGTGAAAATGATACATCGAAGAACACTAAATTGTTTTGATTACTTGGATGAATTCCATATGAAATTTCTAAATAATAACTATCAATGTTATCTTCATCTATTGATATATTTAAAGTCGCTTGACCTAGCTGTTCTTTATAGTTAGTTCTTTCCGCTTGGTAGAATTCCAATCCAACCTTTTCTTTAGTCCTAAGTTCTTTACTAATATCAAAGAACGAATAATTTTCCCAATCAAAGATTTTATCGAAAATATGTTGTTGGTATTTCTCCTGTTCTTTATCCCAATCATTTCTAATTGTTTCAATAACTTTTGGAGCTCCAAGATTAAAAACTTCTTTTTCTCTTTCGGTCATTCTTTCATCGGTTGCGTCATACCATGTCTCAGCACCAGGTTTTTTGTGAATGGCTATTTTGTAAAATTTATTACTCCTATCAAATTTTTTCAAAATCACATAATATAAAGCTTGGTCGTTACCTGATGTGTATTGATTAAAATAGGTTGGTGTATTTGCCATGGTTGTACACCATTTGGTTCCTGAACCATACTTACATGATGCCTCATATGTTAAAGGTTTGACAATTAAAATATTGGAATCTTCATATAATTTCTTGGCTCCTGATGAATCAAACTTATTTTGTTGGCTTTTTGAAGTTTCTTTGTGTGATTGTATTGCATTTCTTAAACCAGCGAAACTATACTTATTAATATCTTTTTCTTCTAATGATTGTTGGAATCTATCAAACTCTTTAATTAATTCAACATCGTCTATAATCTCTTCAATAGATGAATTTGGGTGTAAATTTTTTAATAAGAAATCTCCGTATTTAAAATTGGTTTGAGCCAAAAAAGGATGACCTAAAGCATAATCCAATACCTCAATATGTTCTGGGTCTGCAGAAAATTTCTCTTCGTATTTTTTACGTAAATCTTCTTTACGACCTTCGGCAATAAGAATTGGTGTTAATCTCATATTAATAAATATGCGACTTTATGGTTATGAATTATTTGATAGATATTCGCACTCATAATCTCTACAAGTTTTTGGTCTTACATCATAAATGGTACAGAATTTTAATTTTGTATTGTAAAAAATACATGGAAGTTTTGGGTTATAAAAATCAACTCTAAATGCGGGATATGAGTCGGGATTTTGCCAAGCCGATTTGTTTGGAAACATTCTACTACCCTCCTCAAACTTTATGAAGACATCATCTTCATTAACTTCCTGACCTATTTTTTCAGATAAATTTTTGACAAATTCTTCTGTATCGTGATGAGGACCAATAATATAATTTCGTTCTTCAATCGAACAACAACTACCATGGTATCCATCAATTCCGTAACATTTATTACTACATATATTACAATTTGTTCCCATGATTAAAATATAGTGAATTACTTGAAATAAAAAAGGGTTCCGAGTGGAACCCTTAATTTGGTGGAGGTAGAGGGATTCGAACCCTCGTCTTGCCCATCTTGACAATAAATGACTACACGCTTAGGACAACATTTAAGCTAATGTTCCGAAATTTCACAATTCCCTTATTTTAAAGTGGTTCGGTTTACTGAGAACTAATCCTCCACTTGTTTCTTTTAAGATAGAAACCACACCTTACAAGGACTTCTGTTCCTGGGTTAGTGTCCTCCCGACCCGATGGTTCTTCCTAATCTGATTAGGCTGCAACCGTAGCATCTTCACGGACTAATCCGATAGCTGCCATTTTGTTTAAAACGTTGCCGTTTAACTTTTGCTTCCGTAGATTTAAGTGATAGGAAACTTCTCACTGCGTGCCACGTATCCCCAACTATGTCAATCGATACCAGTGTACCCCCATATTTTCAAAGAACATTAAAATCACTTTCGCCCCCTGTATAGACTTTCGTCGGATGCTTAAGGTCAGCCTTAACTATTAAGGGAGCCACCCGTGATTTGTTATACAAAGGTAAGTATAAATATGAATATTCCAAACAAAACTGGTATTTATAGTAAAAAAATCCCCTGTGATAATAATTGAAGGTAAAACCGAAGACGTTGCAAAGAGATTGAAACAAAAGTTTCAGTATGATGGTCCATTTATAGACAGGATATTAAGTGTTGACCCTACGAGATATAAATACGTAGAATACATTGCCAAAAAATTAGAAAAAATCATTCCTGAGTTGGCAGGACCTAATGGTGGTCTTAATGTACAACAGGGAGAAGCTCTACAAGATTTATTTGGGACAATCATCCCCTGGTTCCACGCAAACGTAAATAGAATTAAAGAGGACGACATTTGGAAAGCTGAAACAGCATTTAGAAACGACATGAACAATGAATATGTTGTTCCAAATATTGAAGGTATTGCCAAGTCTCCAAAAGATATTAATCAATATGAAAACCCACAATTCATTAAGAAGTTGATGAATACTATTGATGCGAGAAAAACTCAAAGGGAGATTGAAAGGGAGATTAAAACTCAAGCCGATAAGATTTATGAAGATTCTGATGTCTTAGTTGTTAGACCTAAATCACATGCTGCGTCATGTTATTATGGTGCAAATACAAAATGGTGTACAACACAAACGGGAAACCCTGGTTATTTTGAAAAGTATTTTAGAGATGGAAACTTATATTATTTCTTAAATAAAAAAACCAATAATAAGTTAGCATTATATAGAAACGAAAGTGAAAGACAAACAGAAGTATATGATGCTTTGGACCGAAAGGTTCCTGTAGAAAATTTAAGAGAAGAGTTTCCAAACCAAATCGACCTTATTGACGATTTACTTGGTATGGGTGAATTTATTAAAAAATTAAGAGAATTTACAAAAGGTAAAATTAATTCTCGTGAATTGGAAGAATCTGACGATTCAATTCTTCAAGTTAAACCTTCAGACCCATTAGGTCAAAGTACGATTGTGGTTGATTTTGGTGATGATGAAAAATTCTTTAAAAATTTTGATGTAAGTGAAGATGATACGTGGTTTATGAACGCTATATCTTCAAGTTATAGTGATTATGAATTTATTGATTCTTATCAGGTTGAAGAGGATTTTAAAGAAGGATATATTGTTTTTGGTGATTTAAATGATGAGAATAAAGAAAAATTACAACAAATTGCCGAACTAATATTACCATCAAAAGAGTTTGATTTAAATAGTGATGAATATAGACAAGAGTTATCTGCAACATTATTAGATTTATTTGAAAGAGAAACCGATAATATTCTAAGTGATTATTTTGTGGAAAAAAATAGAGAAATGAGTGTTACTGCCAGAGACTCTATTGAAAAAGAAATTAACGACGTTTTAGAATCTGCAGGATTTACTCTTAAAAGAAGATATGATGAAATTACAACAACAGCCGCAAATTTGGTAATGTGGTCAACAAGACTTGGAATTAATAAAACCGATGTTATTTCATTATTTAATCAAATTGTTGAAAACAATGGTGGTAGTATTGGTGGATGGGCGGAAGACCAATATGAATATCAGGATTATGAAAATTTTGATAGTGATTCATTCAACAGAGAAGTTGAAAGACAATTTGATAGTATTTTAGAAAAAATTGAGGATGATGGAACTCAAATTAATGAGTTTATTGATTTAAGAAAACGTATCTTATCTAAATATAAAATGGATACATGGTTTGAATTACCAAAAGATAAATCAATAAAATTCAAAATTAAAAATTTTGATAGAGACGACATGAAAATTGTTGTTCTTCTAAATAAACAATTTAAGTCAGAAAAAACTTTATCTTTAACGGAAGAGCAATTTAATTATTTATTATATCAACCAGAATTATTTGATTTATTTGGTGAAGTGTAAATAATTTTCTATATTTGCTCTATGGAACAAAATTTAGAATTACTTAAAGCCGTTTTGAGCGTGCCTACCGCAACGTATCACGAAGAAAGAATGGTTGAATTTTTGGTTAACTGGTTAACTGAAAATAATATTGAACACTACGTAGACCAATATAATAACGTCTACGCAACAAAACAAGAATCCAAAGAACTTCCTGAAGGTTTTTATTTCCCATGTGTAATTTCACATACGGATACGGTACACGGTCTTAATGATATTAATATCAGTGAAGAAATGTTACCAAACGCCCAAAAAGAAATTAAATTGTCGTACAAGGCGTATGATAATGATGGAGTACCAACAGGTATTGGCGGTGATGATAAATGTGGTGTGTTTGCATGTCTTTCATTATTGAAAGAATTACCATACGTTAAGGCGGCATTCTTTGTATCTGAAGAAACGGGATGTCATGGTTCCATGAAGGCTGATTCATCATTCTTTGAAAATGTTGGTTATGGAATTCAATTCGACGCACCTGAGAACTGGATGATTACAGAAAAATGTTTTGGTCAAGTTTTATTTGATAGAGAAACTGAATTCTTTGACGCTTGTGATGAAGTATTAACTGAAGGAATGGGAAATAGAATGAGATACATGGTTCACCCCTACACTGACGTATATGCGTTAAGAGGTAAGTTTGACTTCTCTTGTATTAACTTCTCAATTGGGTACTACCAATACCACACAAAGCATGAATACGTCGTTGTTGAAGACGTAATGAACGGTATCGAAATGGGTAAGAAAATGATTGATAAACTTGGTCATAAATTACACTACAAAGAAATGGTTGAACATGGTTGGAAATCCAAGTGGGTTTTTTAATTATAAATCGGGTGAGAAATCATCCGATTTTTTTATTTCTTTTTTATTTTAACACAGTTAGGGTATTTTTTACCAAACATGGTCTTCATACCTTTTTGGGTATAACCCTTCCAACATCTTTCAGTTAATTCACTTTCTTTATGTTCACCTTTTTTTACGGGTTCGTTATCATGACCACATTCATGACAGATATATAAGTCATCACCTCCATCGGCAATATCCCATGACCATCCACATTTGTCACAAATTATTTCTTTATCTGTAACGGTTTCTCTGATAACTTTTCTAATTAACTCTCTCATCAAATAAAGTTTTCTAATTTATCTAAATGTCTTTTAATCATCGGGTGGTCTTGAATATCGGTATATTCGCCACCTGATTTTTTTATTTGTTTAATACTATCTATAATCATTTTTAATTGGGATAAAACCATCTTGGAGGTTAACGGATAATTTTCAATATATCCTGATAAACCTAAATTTTCTTTTGCAGTATCAATAGGTAATCCAAGTTTGATTATAAGTTTGGCAATCATCTCTTTCCCAAATCTGTCAGCGTCCATTTCTAAATCCCAATATTGTTTTGCGATTTTTTCAAAATCTTCTAAATCATAATCTGTTAAAGGATTGTCTAATCCCATTCCATTTTTGTCCATTTGTTCTTCATGTCTTATTTCGTGGAATACGGTGTAAATAAAATCACCAAGTGTTGTCATTGCGTTTGGAGAACAAATAATAATTTGGTCTTTGGTTCTTACACCATTAAAACCTGTTGAACAGGAATTAAGAAACTTAACTGTAAAGTTATGGTCTTGAATATAATTCACAACGAACTTCTCAATCACATCAACTTTATCTTTTAAATCGTCAGGAAATTTTGTTTTAAATTTTTCCAATAATTTATTCAAATTTGATTGTGATTTGGGTTCATTATCATGACCACATTTATGACAGATGTATAAGTCATCGCCGCCATCGACAATATCCCATGACCATCCACATTTGTCACAAATTATTTCTTTATCTGTGACAGTTTCAATGATAATTCTCCTGATTAAATCTCTCATCAAGTATAAATATAAAAAAAGGGGGAATAAATTCCCCCTTCCTTAATTATCGTCCTTTCTTTTGGACCACAACATTTTCGTCCACGACTTTGATGACATAAGTCTTACCCTCAATCATATTACCCGTTAGAACTTCTTCGGACAATAGGTCTTCAACCTTGTCCTGAATAGCTCTTTTTAATGGACGAGCTCCGTACAATTCATCGTACCCAATCTTAGCCAAGTATTCGACCAAAGATTCTTCGTAAGTGATTTTGTACTTCATGTCTACAAGACGAGTCATCAACCTCTTCAACTCGATGTCTGTAATCTTCTTAATGTCTTCTTGACCCAACGAGTTGAATACAATAGTATCATCAATACGATTAATGAACTCAGGTGAGAAGAAATTTTTCATTTCCTTCATCAACATTTGTTTCTTAGCTTCTTCATTACTATATGAATTACTTGAGAAACCAATACCTGTTCCAAAGTCTTGTAGTTTTTTAACCCCCAAGTTTGATGTCAAGATAATCAAGGTATTCTTGAAGTTAATCTTACGACCCAAACTGTCGGTTACGTGACCATCATCCAAAATTTGAAGTAGGATGGTGAACACATCTTTGTGAGCCTTTTCAACCTCATCGAATAGGATTACAGAGTAAGGTTTGTTTTTAACTTTCTCAGTCAACAATCCACCTTCTTCATAACCTACGTATCCTGGAGGGGCTCCAACCAATTTAGATACTGTGTGTTTCTCTTGGTATTCAGACATGTCGACACGAATGAGAGCATCTTCGGAGCCGAACATTTCTTTTGCCAATTGTTTCGCCAAATAGGTCTTACCAACACCTGTTGAACCCAAGAACACGAATGACCCGATTGGACGATTAGGGTCTTTGATACCCAAACGATTTCTTTTGATTGCCTTTGCAATCTTAACCACCGCATTGTTTTGACCGATAACTTTGTCAATCAAAGTTTTGTCCAAGTCCAACAAAGCTTTGGTGTCATCCACACTCATTTTACTTACAGGGATTTTTGTCATGTTTGATACAACATCATAAACATGTTCCAATAAGATGAGTTGTTTTTCTTTGGATAACTTTTCCTCAAACTTAATTTTTTCTTGGTCCAACTTTAACAACAACTTTTTCTCTTTGTCTCTAAGTTCTGCCGCTTGTTCGTAGTTTTGTTTTTTAACCACTTCCATTTTTTGAACTTTAATTTCTGCGGCCTTTTTCTTCAACTCCTCAATTGCTTCAGGAGTCTTTAACTCGGTCTGCATTCTCGCCCCAACCTCATCCAAGATGTCAAACGCTTTATCAGGGAACTCACGGTCCGTGATATAACGGTCTGCCAACTTAACACAAGTCTCGATTACCTCATCACTGTAATTCACCTTGTGGAAATCTTCGTATTTGTCACGAACATTCTTAAGGATTTGGATTGTTTCATCAACTGACGATGGTTCAACTACAACCTTTTGGAAACGACGTTCCAAGGCTCCATCTTTTTCAATGTTTTTACGGAACTCATCTAATGTAGTTGCTCCGATACATTGAACTTCCCCACGTGCCAATGCGGGTTTGAAGATGTTTGAACCATCCATCGAACCTGAAGAGTTTCCTGAACCTACCAAGGTGTGAATCTCGTCGATGAATACGATGATGTTTGGGTTCGCCTGAAGTTCTTCAATAATCACTTTCATACGTTCCTCAAACTGACCACGGTATTTGGTACCAGCAACAACTGATGTAAGGTCAAGATTGACGATACGTTTGTCAATCAAATTACGAGGACAATCACCGTTTACAATTTTAATTGCCAATCCTTCGACTAATGCTGTTTTACCACAACCAGGTTCTCCAAGGATAATCGGGTTATTTTTCTTTCTACGAGAAAGGATTTGAGCAATCCTTAAAATTTCTCGGTCACGACCAATAACGGGGTCAAGTTTACCAGCTTCGGCTAGTTTAATCAAATCTCTACTGAAATTGTCTAACACGGGTGTGTTTGATTCTCCTGATGATTTAGTTTTTTTGTTCATCATTTTGTCGTCGTCGTCCATTAAATCGTTCATGTTTTTAAATTGTTTTACAAATTAACGTCAAATTTCATACATATCCAAATATTTTGACAAATTGTCATGAAAATAATTATTATCTGACATTTTGTCATGGACTAACTAATTTTTTTGTCCTATATTTATCATGGTATGAAACTTGACTACAACAAAGATAATTAATAAATTTAAATAAAACAAAAAAATATGTTCGGAAACAGAAGAAACAATTTTAACTTTGACGACCTGATGGCTCGTTACGAAAAAATGATGAAGGAATTCAATAACCTTGATTGGAAAACAAATAGTTATGAATCTCCTGATGGAAATTACAAGTACACTAGTTATGTAAAAGTGTTCGACTTGTCAGATATTTTTGATGAAAATAAGTCAAAAGAAATGAGTAAATCGGAATACCTTAACATCAAACTTGAAAGAGCAATCGAAATGGAAGATTTCGAAGAAGCGGTTAAGTTAAGAGACCAAATTAAAAACTTGGAAACTAATCAAGAAGAAATTCAAAAACTTGAACTAGAGTTAAAAGAATCAATCAAAGAACAGAACTTTGAAAAGTCTATTGAGATTAGAGACCAATTAAGAAAATTAAGGTCTTAACATAAAAACCCTCATCAAATGGTGGGGGTTTTATATTTATAATCATGAAACCATATGAAAAGTTCTTGGAAGACTCATTTACGTTAAGGGAAATACTTAACACGTATCTTGAATTGAGACAACATTTCCAAGAGTTGGGGTTTAGTGAGCCACAACTAGAAAAACCGCCATCTTATACTCCAACCATGATGAGATTATTTCATAAATTTGGTGATGCTAGAGACACTTTACTTAATGATGTAAACTCTTATGGTTTTGATATGAGTTTTGATGAGCTAACCGCTTATCTAACACCATTACTAAAAAAGATAAACGAACTAACACCACTTAAAGAAAATGGCTATCATAAAAGAAGTAATCGATGGGACGAAGATTAAAAACGAAATTAAATCTTCAAATATTAAATCTGCAGAATACGACACAGAGACAAAAGATTTGGTCGTAGAATTCAATAACGGGGCAAAATATAAGTACAACAACGTACCTCACCAAGTATATACAAAGTTCAGATTGGCGGAATCTCAAGGTAAATTTTTCACTACCGACATCGCAAAACAATATTCATATAAAAAAGTTTAATTAACGGACTATTTATTAAGGATGAATAATTTTCAAAAAATCCTTAGTAGTTTTTCGGTTAAAGACACTTTAAATCCGAAAATTTGGGAAAATCCAAAAAATCCTGACAAGGCGGTTATGATACCAAAGGTCAGAAAGGCTCTTATGCTCATCGCAGAAAAGTTTATTGATTATTTGGGTGATGAGGTTTTTGTTGAAGATATTCACCTTACGGGTTCATTAGCAAATTACAACTGGTCCGAGTTTTCAGATTTTGATTTACACGTAATTGTTGATTTACAACAATACGAAAACCAATCGGAACTATATAAGGAACTATTTAATCTAAAAAAACAAGTGTTTAATGATAAACATGATATTCGAATCTTCGGATATGATGTCGAACTTTATGCTCAAGACGCTGAAGAATCTCATTATAGCTCAGGTGTATATTCCATTATGAATAATGAATGGATATCTGAACCAAAAAAATTCAAAAATAATGTCGACAAAGAAGTCTTAACAAAAAAAATTGAATGTTGGACAGAAAAGATTGATACCGCAATTGATGAAGGTAAAGATTTGGAAAAAATCAAAGAAAAATTAAAGGACTATAGAAAATCGGGATTGGAAAAAGATGGTGAATTGTCTTACGAAAATCTTGTTTTTAAATTCTTAAGAAGGTCGGGTCATATTGAAAAGTTATTTGACACGGCAAACAAAGAAATAGACAAAGAACTATCAGTCGAAAGAACAATTCAAGAATATTCAAATAATTCACATTAATCGTATATTTATTAAGAAAAATTAAATGTCAATATTAATCACAGTACTTGAAGTAGGGGGAAATGTTGTTTTATCTGGAGGTGGAACCGCGAATATTTCATCGTTAGGTGCTCCAAGTAGTACTGGTATCCCACCAGCCTTTTTAAATTTTGGTGAACCACGAGTAATTGTTGGTCCAGCAACAACCGCAGATAGATATAATATAGGGTTTGCAGGACCTGCGTCTCCAAATTTAGGTAATATAGATGGAGTATATGCCCCAAGCTCAACAACAGGACCAAGTATTTTTGGTATTTTGGGTTATGGTGGAATTGGTTCAAATTTATATCTTCCTGAGAATTATGTTTCAGGTGACCCTCTTTTAGGTACATCAACACTTAATGGGGAAAGTTTTTCGTCTTTACAGTTAAACCTTGGTACATATGTATGGACTTGGGGTTCAGGTGCAAATGAGGATTCATTAACAATACGAATTGGGGAACCGTTAGTAACACCAACTCCGACTGTAACATCAACTAATACACCAACAGTAACTAAAACTCCAACTAACACTGCAACACCAACTAATACCGCAAGTGGTGGAGGAGTAACTCCAACTAATACTGCGACCCCAACTAATACACCAACAGTAACTAAAACTCCAACTAACACTGCAACACCAACTAATACCACAACTAATACTGCAACACCAACTAATACTAGTACTCAAACGCAAACACCAAGTAATACACCAACACCAAGTAATACACCTGGTGTATGTAAAACATATCAATTATATGGTGGAACGGGTGACACAACATTTGTCGGTAAAGATTGTAATGGATTTACATTTACAGTTCAAGTTCAGGCTTTTCAAACACTTACGACATGTGCCACAGAAATAATTATAATTCAAGGTAACGGGTCTTATGTTTCAATAGGTTCTTGTCCATTACCAACACCAACACCAACAGTAACACCAACTAATACTGCAACTAATACACCAACACCATCAATAACGGCATCACAAACGCCGACACAAACAGGAACTGCGGCGGTTACGCCAACTCAAACACCAACACAAACTCAAACACCAACACAAACTCAAACAGGGACAGCATCGGTAACGTCAACACCTACACAAACTCAAACTCCTACACAAACAGGAACTCCAACAGGAACTCCAACTGTAACTCCAACTAATACTACAACTCCAACTAATACTACAAGTAATACTCCAACACCAACCAAAACTCCAACACCAACCGTAACTAAAACTCCAACAGGAACTCCAGCTTCAACACCAACACCAACACCTACGTATTGGTTTACAGGATTTTCAGCTGACCAACAATACGCATACACTATTGAAATCTTAGGTGGATTTAGTGGTGGAACAGCTCCTGAAGGAGCAATTGCACCTCACCCAATATTCTTAGATAATGAAGGAATACCAGTACAACAATTAAACGGAATCACATTAGGTGGTTTTAACGGACTAAATAACTAAAAAATAAATAACAAATAATATGGCAGACTTAAAACCAATTGGAAGTGAAAGACTTACAGGCCAAGACAAGATAAATAGAATCATGGAGATTGCAAGATTTAAAGAAGCGGCTCCTAAGACTATAAATGAAAATGCTACTTCGGAGTATTCAATATCTCTTGCAGACGGAAATAATTATCAAATTGTTAAAGAAAGACAAGGATACATTATTAAAAAAACAATCTCTGAATCTGAGACTGACTACATTGAACCAATGAAAAATAGAAAATACTATTCTTCATATTCTCAAGCATTAAAAAGATTAAATCTTGTTGCAGGTGAGTTAAATAGACTTAATGAAAACGAAGAGGGAGTTTCATTATACGGTGAACAAAAAAGATTTACACTAAAAACTCCAAAAGCGGCAGCACCTGAAATGCCTGCGGGACCACCAGCAGAATTACCTGCGGCTCCTCCAGCAGTACCAAGTCCTGAATTACCACCATCACCAATGGGTGGTGAAGAAATGCCTATGGACGACATGGGTGGTGAAGAAATGCCTATGGACGATATGGGTGGTGAAGAAATGGATGTTGATATTGACGTAGATGCTGAAGAAGGTGGAGAAAGTATGGAAGAAAAAATTACTTTCAAAACAATTCAAAAATTGACAGGTAAATTAACTCAAAAAATTAGAACATTAGATAACGAAGATGGTATGACATCTGAAGATGTTAAATATGTTATCAATATGGTATTGTCAGCACTTGATTTGACTTCATTAAGTGAAGAAGATAAAGAAGATATCATGGCTAAATTTGAGGAAGATGAGACTGAAGAATTTGGTCAAGAGGATGATATGGATGGTGAAGACTTAACTGATGACAGCGAAGTTGAAGATATCCAAGCAGATATGGATGTCCCTGTTGAAGGTTATGAAATGGGTGAAGATTATGATGATAGTCGTTATAGTGAAGATTATGATGAAGATTATGACTCTAAAAATAAAAGAGGTTATTCAAACCACGGAGCAATATTTGATAGTATCTTTGGTGAATCTAAGGTAGATAAAGTAATTTCAAAATATTTTGAAGTATCTAAATCAGAGATTAGAGAACAAAAAGAAAAACAAGTACAAAAACAATTACAAAAAAGAACGGTTGTTAAAACAATTATGGAATCAGTAACAAAAATGACTGAAACTATTGAACAAGAATTAGCGGCTGAAAAATTTGTAAAAGAAAATATAAATTCTAAGTTTATTGGGATTACCAATAAAAAGAACTTAGTTTTTGAAACTAAATCAGGTCAAGTTAAAATTACACCAAACGGAGAAATACTATGAGTTATTTAACTTATGTGAATGGACTTGGTCCAAACTATAAGGGAGATAATTTGTATGAGTTCATTTTTTCAGATAGTTTGGATGTTTGGGGAGAATCTTGGGAAAGTAAACCTTCCAACGGATACCCGACACCACCTGAATTAAAATATATTAAGAAAGTAGGAGTTCTGAGAAATACTGATTTAAAATTGGAATTGATTCAGAACTCCGATTTTTTTTGTATGATAGATGCGATGGACGATGTTGTCGCATTAGCCTGGGAAGACGAAGAGTCAGAAGGACAAAAAAGATTGGTCTTTAGATTTGGTACTCCCGAAAAAGAAATAAAAGATAAACTCTACGAAAGAGATTTAGTTTTAGAATTTGAACAAAAAGTAGTATATGAAAACTAATATAAAAGCACTTCAACTAGTTGAAAAAGGTTTGTCATCTAAGACAATAAGTAACCTTACAGAATCACAAATTGATATCCTTCATAAAAAAATGATTGGAGAACAAGTATCTAATCCTAAAATTGCATCAAAAATTAAAGACCTTGATATCTTAAATCAAAAAGTAGGTGAGGTAGGAACAAAAATGAAAAATATTGGATTGGAAGAGGAAGACGATTTTGATTTAGATGCTGACCAATCATATACAGGACAACAAGGTTCTCACGACGAATATCAAGCGTCTGATGATGGTATGGACGATGACACATCACCTGAAAACCACGATAGTAAAATGATAGGTATGTCCGAAGAAAAAGACGGAGAACCAAACCCATACTCTATTTGTCACGCACAAGTTGGACCTAAAAAGTCAAGAAAATTCGAAAGATGTGTAATGTCTGTAAAAAAACAGTTAAAAGAAGGAAAAAATCCCGTATCTTTGTTTTTAGAAACTCAAATACAAAAAATCGTGGAAAAACATATGCCTCCAAAAATTACAAAAGGTGATTTAGTGAAATACATTTCCGAACAAGGAACTGCACCCGCACCAACAACAAAACCCGCACCAACAACAAAACCTGGTACAAAACCTAATAAAAGACCAAACCCTTTTAAAAATCCAAATCCAGGAGAAAACCCTGCACCAAAGGCAAAAAAAGTTTCGCCTGAAGATGCAAAAGACAAAGTGATTGATGTAATAATGCAACTATTAGAAAAATAATTTATGGCAAAGAAATTAAAAGAACAAATTGATTACGGGACAACTCCTGAAAGAATGGACCCAAATTTAGAAAGAAAATTGGCTAGTCCTGATAGTCTTTACGCAACAAACCCAGCAATGAAAAAAGGTTCTGCGGATGTACAAAGATTAGTTAGTAAAAGATTTCAAAAAGTTGCCGATAAATTACGTCAAGTGACAGGTATTGAAGATTTAAGTTCTCAACAAGTTCAAGGAATGGTTTATCAAGAAATGATGAGAAAACTTCCTAATATCATGAGAATTGAAGCCGCTCACAGAGATGAGTTAATCGAATTGGCGAAAGAAGCATCTTTAGATGATGCTGAAGTTCCTGAAGGAAGATATCAAATCGAGGCTAGTTTAGGTATGCCTGATACAGGTAATTTTAGAATGGAACCTGAAGATGAAGACGAGGAAGATGAAGACGAAGAAGAAGGGGAAGAAAAATTACAATTTCCATCTTTTGACCTTGATGAGTTAACTGACGAAGAAATTTTAGAATTAGAAAAACACAAAAGAAATATTATTAACGCACTTATTCAAGGTGCTGCGAAGAAAGGACATTACCTTTTCCAAAAACCTGAAGTTAAGTCAAGGTTAGATGCTATTGACCCATCTTTATACAGAGATTACTTAGGTATCATGGCAATCAATGATTTCTTATACTTTAGTATGGAACAGATGATTGAACAAATGAGTCAAACAGGTCAAGGTGTTGCAGGTAAAGTTGAATTGGATGATGCTGATGATGAGGGTGACGAAGGAGAAAGTGAAGAACAACCTGACACTAAAATCATTGCAACAGGATTAATTTTCCCAATTCTTTGTCATGAAATTATTAAAGGATTAGAAGAAGCTAAAGGTAGAGCTGGTTTACCATCAGACCCTGGTATGAGAGAAAAAGTGTTAGGTCAAACTGATGTATTATCAAACGAACCAATGCAATTACGTATCGGACCTGAAATTGTTGAAAAAATACGTTTCGCATTACCTGATGATGTTTTTGACCCTCAATATAAAGGATTGATAAATTTTTTCCATGTATTACTATATCAAATAGAGGCCAAAGAATTCTTAGAAATTATAGGAAACGCCATATCTGAAGACACATCTAAAGTAGGTAAAGCTAAAAAACGATTTGAAGAACTTGTTAGAGAAGCTAAACAAATGCAAGATGAGTTTGAAAATTATAAAGAAGAGGAAAATATTGACTCTGAAGATGATGACGATTTAGACGATTTCTTGAGTGGTTTAGGCATAAGCAGACCTAAGTAACATGTGTGAATAAAGAACAACTGATTATAGAGTTAACGAAGTGTATGAGGAATACTCCTTATGCACTTCGAACTTATTTACAGACATACGATAATACCGTATCAAAATACGTCCCATTAGATTTATTCCCCGACCAAGTTAGTTTAATAGAAGACTACGACAAATACAATGAAAACATTGCATTAAAGTATCGTCAGGCGGGTGTATCTACAGTAACCGCAGCTTGGATATCAAAAAAATTGGCATTCGCCCAAAAAAACAAACCTGAAAAAATTCTTATTATTGCCAACAAGTTAGATACATCAATGGAGATGGCTAACAAGGTTAGAGGGTTTACTGAACAATGGCCTGCGTGGGTTGGTATTTCATTCTCAAAAGAAAAAAACTCTCAAAGACACTTTAAACTTAATAATAATTGTGAAGTTAAAGCCGTTGCAACATCAAAAGATGCCTTGAGGGGTTATACACCTACCATTCTTGTATTTGATGAAGCGGCGTTTATCGAAGCAGACTCAGATTTCTGGTCAGCCTGTATGGCGTCCCTATCTACAGGGGGTAAAGTTATCGTTGTATCCACACCAAACGGATATGACCAAATTTATTATGAAATATACGACCAGTCATTAAGAAACATGAACGATTTTAAAATATCTGAAATGTTTTGGTATCGTGACCCAAGATATACAAAAGATTTGTATATGGTTAAAACTCCTGACTTAGTACATTTCTTATTAAATCGTGAAGAATATAGTGATAAAGATATCATTAATTTGTCGATGGACAATCCATACGAAAGAGACCATACCGTTGTAACCGATTATATTGAACAAGGGTACAAACCATGTTCTGCTTGGTTTGAGGGTATGGTTAAGAAGTTAAAGTTTGATAGAAGAAAAGTTGCACAGGAATTAGAATGTGACTTTTTAGGTTCGGGTGATAATGTATTCGAATCTGAATTGATGCAAGAAATATCCAAAAATACTTTACGTGAACCACAAGCCAAACTAATGGGAGGTTCCCTATGGATATTTAAAGAACCTGTAAACGGACATAAGTACGTAATGGGTGTCGATGTATCAAGAGGTGACTCTGAGGACTTCTCGTGTATCCAAATCATTGATTTTGAAACAAGAGAACAGGTATTAGAATATGTTGCCAAGGTTCCACCTGATGTATTAGCAGAAATCGCATATAAATGGGGGACAATGTACAACGCTTATTGTGTTATTGATATCACAGGAGGTATGGGTATTTCTACATCAAGAAAATTACAAGAATTATCATATCAAGGTGGTTTATATGTCGATAATGTCGATACAAGTAATAAGTGGAAATGGGACCCAAAAATTAATGACCGAATACCAGGTATTAACTTTAACTCAAAAAGGGTACAAATTATATCCGCGTTTGAGGAAAATGTTAGACATGGATTTAAAGTATATTCAAGTAGATTATACAATGAAATGAATACGTTTATTTATATTAACGGAAGACCTGACCATCAAAAAGGTCATCACGATGACTGTATTATGGGTGTATCTATGGCGTTATATGTTGCCGAAAAATCATTTCAATCATTAGAAAAAGTTACAAACCATACTAAAGCAATGATTAACTCATGGGCAACCACTGTTAATGAAAACAAAAACTCTTCTGAATTCTTTAATCCAATGGTTCCTCAAATGGGTAGAGATAATGGTATGAATAATAATGGCGCGGCAACTAAAGCTGATTACCAAAAATACGGATGGCTATTTGGTGCCTGATAAGTATTTATATTATCAAAGTAATTAGTAAAATTGTAATATGAGTGAACAAAATCTAACGGTCTGGCAGAGGCTATCGCAAACATTCGGCCCAAATTCACTGTTGAAACAGGATTATCCGACTTTTAAGTTTGATAAAAAAGAACTTCTGCGTACGCCAAATCGTGACGATTATGAGAGAGAAAAACTCCAAGCTCAACAAACATTTTATTTAACAAATCAATGGGCTAAAGTTGAGAATAATTTATACTCTCAAGCAATCTATTATGAACCATCAAGATTGTCTGCTCAATACGATTATGAGTCAATGGAATACACTCCTGAGATTTCTGCGGCATTGGACATTTACTCTGAGGAGTCTACAACAACAAATGAAGATGGTTTTATTTTACAAATTTATTCAGAATCAAAAAGAATTAAATCAGTATTAGCCGATTTATTTAACAACGCCCTTGATATTAATACTAACTTACCAATGTGGACAAGAAACACGTGTAAGTATGGTGATAACTTCGTTTATATGAAATTAGACCCTGAAAAAGGTATTATTGGTTGTCAACAATTACCAACAATTGAAATTGAACGTCATGAGGTTGGAGTTACTGCTAAGATTACTGTTGATATTACACAAGAAAAAGATGAGAATAAAAAGGCTCTTCACTTTACTTGGAAGAATAAAAACATGGAGTTTCAATCATGGGAAATCGCTCACTTTAGATTATTAGGTGATGACAGAAAACTTCCTTACGGTACATCTATGTTGGAAAAGGCTCGACGTATTTGGAAACAGTTATTGTTATCAGAAGATGCGATGTTAATTTACCGTACATCAAGAGCACCTGAAAGAAGGATGTTTAAAGTATTCGTGGGTAACATGAATGATGATGACGTTGAAGCATACGTAAACCGTGTTGCCAACAAATTTAAAAGAGAACAAATTGTTGATGCCAAAACAGGTAATGTTGATATGAGGTTTAACCAAATGGCTGTTGACCAAGATTATTTCATCCCTGTTCGTGACCCTGCAGCTCCAGACCCAATTACAACATTACCAGGAGCAACAAACCTATCAGAGATTGCCGACATTGAATATATTCAAAAGAAATTATTGACAGCTCTTCGTGTTCCAAAGGCGTTCTTAGGATTTGAAGAAGTTGTTGGTGATGGTAAAAACTTATCATTACAAGATATCCGTTTTGCTCGTACAATCAATAGAATTCAAAAATCTATGATTGCCGAGTTGAACAAGATAGCAATCGTTCACTTATTCTTATTAGGGTTTGAGGATGAATTACAAAACTTTACATTAGGACTTACAAACCCATCAACACAAGCCGATTTATTAAAAATCGACGTATGGAAAGAAAAAGTATTATTGTATAAAGATTTGGTTGCAGACCCAGGAAACGGTATTCAACCTACATCATCAACATGGGCTAAAAAACATATCTTTGGTTGGTCTGATGAAGAAATCAGGTTGGATTTACAACAACAAAGAATTGAAAGAGCGGTTGGTGAAGAACTTAAAGCAACACCTACAGTTATTACCAAAACAGGTTTATTTGATAATATTGATAAATTATACGGTAGTTCTACAGGTGGTACTGCAAGTGCTACTGCAACTACTGCAGGTGATGATACGGGTGCGGTTCCATCATTTGGTGGTGGCGGATTTGAAACTGCAGAACCAACAGGAGGTGAAGAAGCTCCACCAGCAGAAGCTCCACCAGCAGGAGGTGAATCTGAAGTTACGCCTGAATCTAAAAAAGAAAGAATGAATATTCTATTAGAAAGCGGATTCGCAGAAAAAAGTAGATTTTTTAATTTAGACCAAGGTCAAGATTCTTTGGGAGAAATTTCAAAAGAATTGGATAAGTTATTAAACTCGTAATATTTATATTGAAAATAGACAAAATGACTTTCGGGCAAATCAAATCCATAATTGAAAACAACTTATTAGAATCCTACAGAAATGAACAGGAGTTTAAAAAATCGTTAAAAGAATTCAAACACAACGTTTTGAGTAATAAAAATATGTCAAAACTATATTCTTTATACGACCAATTAACAACACCTCAGGGATTAACTGAAAACGATGCCAAAGATTTTCTTGATGAAGGTATTAGTTTAATTCAAAAATTATTACCATTAATTAAAACTCCAAAGACCGTAACTGAAAACGTTGAAAACAAATATTCTGACGTTGACGCTCTTGTTTACACAAACAAGTTGGATTTAATGGAAAGATTAAAATCAAAGAAAAATTTAATTCAAACTTTAAAATTGGCGAAAAAAGAAACCATAAAGGAAACAATTAACATTCCTTTAAAATCTATGGTCTTCATCGCGAATCAAACTTTGAATAGTTATCTTGACAATCTTGACGAAACCGCAAAAAAAGAATTTATCCAATTAATGTCTGAAGACACTTCATCTCTTAAAGAGAAATTTGAAACTTTACGTGAAAGTACTATTGGTAAATTAAATACTCTATTAGAAAACGAACACGAGTTTGAAATTCAAACAAAATTGTCTGAAACAATTGATAGATTGAAAGTTGAAAAATTTGACCAACTTAATTTCCTTAAGTTAAAAAACTTAGAAGAATCAATCTAATTTAGATTTCAATTTTTGAATGTAAGAAGCCTTCAACTTTTGTTGTCTTTTTTCTACCGACTTTTTAACAAACTCTTTTTTACCAAACAATATCTGATTTTGTTTAGTTTTAATTACTTTTGACTTTAATGTCTTTAGGGCTTTTTCTATCCCGTCTTTTTTTACATCTACTTTTAACATATTATACAAATATCTTATATTTTCTGAAAGTTTTTGACAATGGAACTATTTTTTGTTATTTTTTTACAAACAAATAAACATTGACAATATGAAACTTAATGAAAAAAGGAAAAAGTGTAAAGTTAAATCTCTACAATCCAATTAAATCTGTGTACGGTACTGTAGATTCTAAAAATTTGAAATCACTATACATAAACATACAATCATGGGTAACCCCCAAATTTGAACACGACAATTGGAACAGAGTTGTTTGTAACCTAAGCCGAGACATTAAACATTCGGTATTCAATTCAATAAACCACGAATTATTTAAAGAACAAAGTATAGTAGACTTAGACCTCAGAACAAGCGGAATATCACACGGAAAAAAATCCTTTCTAAATTTAGAGGTTAATTTATACACCAATAGTGAAATAGATTTTAAATCCCCTGAAGTAAAAGATTCAGTTAAAAAAATTATCAAAAACATATTCAAAGAGAATGTTATCCAAAACAAATACTTTGAATTTTCACCATCAAAAAATGATTAAACTTAAAAAGATACTTGTATCGTATATTTATCTTAAAAAGAATTCATGAAACAATTAAGAATATTAGAAGCAAGTGAAGTAGGTCATGGAATATTGGTTGAAACAGATGCAGGTTGGATATCACCAAAAGATGTTCGTAATGCCGAGATGTTAAGAGAGGCTAAGGAGTTAGACTACAGAAACCCTTTTGAATTTTATGCGGTATTACAAAAATACGATACACCAAATAGAAACGGAAGATTTTATCCTGAAAGAATCTTGAAGAGAGAAGCCGAGAACTATAAAAAAGCAATTGATAAAGGTCTATCAACTTCAGAACTTAATCACCCTGAGTCTTCTCTAATTGACTTAGACAGGGTATCACATATCATCACAGATATATGGTGGGATAAGAATATCTTGATGGGTAAACTTAAATTGTTGACATCACCAGGATTTCATGAAAGGGGTATTGTTTCTACTAAAGGAGACCAAGCAGCTAACTTGATGAGACAAGGTGTTACTATGGGAGTTTCTTCAAGAGGAGTTGGTTCGTTAAAAAAGGTTGGGGAAAGAAATGAAGTACAAGACGATTTTGAATTT